GTTTCCCAGTCACGATCATTTGAAATGTGGGCCATTACATAACTGCCACACAGATATGCGCTACCTACACCAGTAATAAAGGAGGCAACAACCTGGAAAATCGTTAGTTTCTTCTGCCCGGCCTGTATGGCCAACTTGATGGAAACCGCCACCAGTGCCGGTATAATAATTTTATGCACCCAGGTTTGAACCTCATCGTTTATTTTCTCGAACATAAACGTAAATTGATAACAATAAGGCCACCACTACCAGCAACACATCACTCACTAAATACCAGGTGATGCCGAAAAAAGTTTTATCCACCACGCTGCCGAAAGCCAGCACCATAAAAAAACAGGCCACAGCCCTTACCAGTTTATGGGTGGATAGAAATACCAGCAGGAAGAAAAACGCGAACATCCACTCGTAAACGATGTTGCGGGTGGCAACAAACGATACGTATTGATCCCAGCTATCGCTCACAAGTGGATATACCTTTTTAAGCACGACCGAGTTAAGCACGTAGGCCGCACCCAACACAATCAATATCATAAGCCTAGTTTTCATTTACGGCTTCTTGGGTGGGGGCGGGTCCGGGTTCACCGTATCGGCCGTGCTCACCTTCTTTTTGCGGGGCTTCTTAGCTTTCTTTTTTGACATGGTTTTATGGGTTTAATAGTTGCTTTCAATTACTCCGGCAATGCTCGTATAAGCAGCCGAATCATAGTGTATCGTGTCGATGGTTGCGTAGGCTTCAGTGCTAAACCCAAAGTTACCACGAACGACCGGATCAATAGCCGGGAAGGCCGTCTCCACGCTGCCGTTGCCCATGTTGGTTTGGGCTGTTACAACCAGGTTGTAAGCGGTGGCATCAAAGCCAGCTCCACCGCTACGCGTGCGGGGGAAGAATAGCTTAACATCAACGGATCCGGTTTGGCCGTGAAGCGTGGCCGAGGTGGTAATCTGATTGACAAACCTATTAATGAAATCAGCCATGCGAGTTTCGTAGCTTCCCCCTTCGCCCACCTGGCAGTCATTGGCCCCATGCAGTAAGGTAATTGACTTGAACACGGGCTTGCGCCTATGCGTGGCAATCATCAAGGCGTAAAACTCGGCTAATGCGTTGAGGCAGCGAGTGCCAGTAGTTCCGGAAAACCATTCGAGGGAATCTGTACTGCCCTGGCCAAACTTGAAAATAGCATTGGTGTAGGTGCTATTTGCTTTTGTAAAGCCCCTCCGCATTTCCATGCCGTGCTGTGTCAGTACCTGGTAACCTAACTTATTATTCTTGGCCAGTTGCAACCTCTCGATATAATCAGAGTTAGCCACTACGGCCGTGGCCATATTGAACATCAATGTATTGTGGGTGCCGTTTAGCTCACTTGCGATTCCGGCATTGGGTGCCTGACCTTCGGTGTTACTGTCTCCAAATATCGCGTCAGCATCAATTGCGGTAACGGCTATTTGCGTTACCGTGCGGCCATCCATCTGTGCGGCCTCGGTGGTGTTCAGGCTTCGGTTAAACACCCACAGGTCGTTAAGCCAGCCCCGAGCGGTGGCGGCCGCAAGGCTGAATATGTCCATGATTTGTACCGCATCACCCGTATTCCACCCGGTGTTTGTCTGCTGGGCTACCTGCACGCCATTCACATAAACAGTTACTGTGTTGCCGGATTTGTTAACCCTGATTTTATGAAGTTGGTTTTGAGGTAGTACGTTATTGGCATCCCGGCTGATTACGCCTACTGTTCCGTTTCCAATCCGTAGTTTCAGCGCATTCAAGCTGCTCGTGTTATCATAGTAAAGAAGAATACCCCGTGCTGTGTTGCTGAACCCGTTGTTATTCAAAATTGCCCGCGTGTTCCCTGCCGAAGCAGGCATTTGATGATAGGCTAGAAATATGTCGAAATCACTACCGTTATGAATGAAATTGTAATCCGATACGCTGCCCGTTGTAGCTTCGCAAGTGGTTTTAAAAAGCCAGCCCTCCCCGTTGTGTATGGGCCTTGTTGCTACCGTGCCACCCACTATTATGGCTTGCCCCGTGAGTGCATTTGCTGAATTGACAATCTTTCCCCTTCGATCCTTCACCGTTGCAGGGGTGGGCATGTTGTCAACAGTACTGGCATAGTCAACCTTACTAGCATCAAAACCAAAGAATGGCGATAACCCCATAGGGTCAAAAGCCGCCTGCGATTGATTCATCAAAAGATGTTTTATTGCGGCTTTCATACTTCTTTTGGAGGTTCGTTATCCTGTTTTTTTGACTTCACGAAGTAGTAACCTACTAATCCGGTTACAAATGCTCCGTCAATCATACCCCGCAAGTGGGCAAATGCCTCCTTGTTTTCTTCGGGTACCGTCATAAACATCACCACGTAGCTCATGGTCATAAACACCGTGATGATGGCAAAGCCTGTTGCGTAGTACAACAAGTCAATTTTGTTCAGCCATCCTATAATTTTGTCTATCATGTCACGTTAATAAAGTGGTTTCCATCCTTAAGTGTTAACCAAACCTTACCTTTAAAGAAGGGGTTTTTAGGCGCTACGGGTTCGGTTTCGTAAGCCTCCTCTTTTACCCATTGCTCACCATCAATAGTAATGGTGCCGTGTTGCAAGGCTAACTTTAGCTTCTTGTGCATGTGTGGCGGCAAAGGGTCTATCTCCAAAAGGCGTTGAACGCGCGTTTCACTTGAGAGCTTGTCTACGTTGCCCCCTCCATCTGGCTCGCTTTCATTTTCTTCCGGGAATCGTTGTTCGTAAAACTTAGATTTGACACGGATACCAAATACTGGCATAGGAGAAACTCCTTCGTAAACCAAACCAGCGTAGTCGATAGGGTTGGTATATTCTATCAGTCTTGTCTTAGCATGTGATTCGGCAAAATAAATGGTGTCAGTATAAGCAAGCTCCGCCCCAACAGTAAAGGGAATAATTGAAGCCTTTTGAGTAACAAAAGAATCCGGCCCCACGCAGCTAAATCGGTTGTTACCAAAACAAACACTTGTCCATCCACGATCATTAAGGTTGTTTGACTCGACCCAAATTACTCCATCAGTTGACCTTTGGTAAAACTCACCTTGTCCAGATATATTTGTAACTGCTATAAAGTGATTAGCGCCAAACGCAACTGATCTGAATTTGCGATTGTTTGGTGTGTTTACGCGGGTAAAGTTGATACCATCCGTAGAATATAGGGCCACTCCTGCAGTAAGTCGTTCGCCCACAATGACAAATAGGCCATTACCATAGGTTATGTCATTCCAAATACCATCATTATCTTCATAACCACCCGTCCACGTAATACCATCAGCCGAGTACATGGTGGCACCATTGTTTGCAATGGATACGAATTTACCAGCCCCGTATGTTACTGAATACCAAGTTTCCGTTGGGGCCGTGCCAAGTGTCCAGGTAATCCCATCCGTTGAATACATGGCAGCACCAGCCAATGACACCGCTACAAATTTGCCACCTCCATAAGTCACCGCAAACCAAGACGAAGCCGGGCAGTTTCTGGCCGTCCAGGTAATCCCATCCGGGGATGTCATTACCCGGTTAGTACCATCGGTAGAAACAGCAACAAATAGCCCATTGCCAAAGGCTACGGATGACCAGTTGTTGTTTGCCGGTGTGTTGCGTAAAGTCCAGGTTAACCCATCTGCTGATGTTGCCGCGCGCTGGCCTGTGCCCGAGCTGGCAACAGCAACAAAAACGCCATTGCCGAATACATTTTTATTCCAAATAAGGTCTGCAATACTGCCAATTTGAGGCGCTCCAAATGAACCGTCTTTGATTTTTATTTTTACTTTCTGGCAAATATTCAGCGAACTTGGCTTGAAGGTTAGCTGATAAACCCCCGTAGATACCTCAGAGAAACCTAATGTTTGAAGTTCAACGTTATCACTGTCAGTGATGGATATAAACAATGTTTTCCCTGCATCATCTTTAACCTGAATCTTTATGTCATCCGTACAGTTAAAGGGCTGTTCAAAACAAACGTGATTAACTCCAGCTTCTTCTTTGTTGTTGAAGCTGATTACTCCGTTTATCCAAAACTGAATAGGGTTGGCATCTGAAATCCTGATCATCTTAAAGCAGTTTAATATTGGTTTTTCTTCCGGCTCGCACACGCAAGACGAGAGAATCATAAATAATAGCAGTATTTTCTTCATATCGTGGCATTGGTGGCTTGCAGTAAGGTTAGGTTAGCTTTTCCTTTAAAAACCTGATAGTCTAAATTGAGAATATGCATGGGCACGAAACCGCTATTCGATAGCGATATCCCCAGGGCATTATTACGGTTATCCCTGATTTGCTCATAGGTGGCAAAACTCATGGCATAATTTTCATGAACGTAAATCTTTGGCTCCCAAAGACGGGGTGATGATGCCGAGTTTACCGATGCTTTTTCGTCCACCAATGGATCCGGGTTGGCCGTTGCTTCGTAGTCGGTTGGTTTTAACCGGGTGGTTACGTCATAGTTTCCTTCTCCACGGCCAAACGTAAAAGGTTGACCGGCATTCAGTGAAGGATTAAGGTAGTTGGCCCAGCGCCTGAATAAACGCATGACCGTATGCCGTAGATTGGCCCGCTTGGTTGGGTTCAGCACATTGGTAATCGTGTCAAAGTTCTCATCGAACTCAAGCTGCCAGTTGCCGCCATCCGGTATCACTGAAACCAACATTAAGTCCTCGTCAAGGCGGTCGTCGTTGCCTTGCTCTACACGGTTCCTCCGACTCCGTTCAATAGCCAGGGCTGCCGTAATAGCTTCACTGAGTATCTTTTCATCCTTGCCAAAGGTTTTTAACCCACTGTTGCGGGTTTGCTTTGTTTGGGGGTCGTCAATACCGGAATTGCTTTCGGCACTCCATTTCTTGTAACCTATTTCTATGGATTTAAAGTAACGCTCTAAGTCGTATCGCCTGACCAGGTTATCGCAGTAGGGGAGGTTAACAACTGGTGTTGGATTGTAAACAAAGGACTTATCTTCGATGAATATTTTATTGACACCTGCTACTTTAGTATAGCCTAATGATAGGTTAAAGGCTGGCTCAAACGCTTCCCACCAATCTTTCAATGACAGCGAAAATTCCTTCTGTGAAAAAGAGAACCCGCGATTATGCTTACCTCTGAACGTTGCATTGCGGTTAAATGTAGTATTGGTGAACTTGGTTGAAGTAACAACGTTATCAGCCCCTACATACTTGCTGATAATGGCTTCAGCAGCATCCTTGAGCAGGTAGGCATCGGTGGATGTGTTTATAAAATTTGTTAACGCTGAAGTTTGGAAATACTGATTAGTATAACTGCCGTCAAATTGCAACGAGTTATCAATATTAGCAGCCTGAACGTTGGCATCAGTTACCAACCAAGTGAAGTATGAGTAAAACTTATCACCAACGGTTACCCCGGTGAATGATTCATTGTGTGTAAACGTCTGGTATCCACTATCATAATTTGAAGAACCTCCACCCGTACCAATAACGGCAGCGTTAAGTATGTTTTTGGTTCTTGTTTCTATTGTCCCGTTGGTACGAACGAGTTTTATAACATGATCCCAGGTGACCGTATCATCGTTAAAAAATAACCCAATGGCATCCAGTTTTAGTTTGACTTTATGTTGAACCTCGGCAGTATAATCACCCTGACTGGATTGATTTACATTAAGGCCAAAGTAATTATTAACCGTTGGCTCATCAGTTCCAATGTATTCGTATGACGCAAAGTCCCCACTGTCCTCATTTATATTATCGAGATAGTAATTTCCCTGTGCGTAAATGCGCGATTTGCTTCTGAATACGGCAGGGCTAAAGTTATTATCACGCTTTCCAAACGTTCTTTTTCTAATAGTCTGCCCGCGCATCAATACAGTTGTCTTAGCAACTGCCGACCGCGTGCCACCATCTAAATCTGTCGTGCCTTCAAGGTTAACCGGATTGTCTTTCCGGTTCATAAACTTGCTCCAAAAGTCATCGCGCGTAATGGGGCACAAGGCTTTGTATGGTCGGGTGCCTTTGTAAATCTCCTCGATCTGCGACAGCTTCATCAGCCCATCATGCAATAACTTCCAAACGCCTTCCTTAAAGCTCACCTCAAGTACTACCCGAACCTCTGTGTTTAGCCCGGAGGCGTTTTCGATTGCCTTTAGTGTTGTTCTGGCGCTGCCATACCAGCCAAAGTCACCTTTAAAATATTCTACCAACGAATGAAAATCCGGGTCGCGGTCAAGCGAAATAGTAATTTCTTGCCATCCAATCGGATTCTTAACCACCAACTGGCCACCGGGCAGGCTGCTATGGTAATATGTAGTGCGTAATGCCGGGGTCATCTGCTTAACGAACTACGTCTGATTAGTTTTCGGTTACGGTTGGCATCTTCCTGGGCCTCGTACACAAGTGAACCCTGGCGATACAGGTTGCCGGGCTTATTCTTGCCCAACGCATCAATGATTTTAGCCGTGCTTTTGTCGCTGGCCTTCTCAAATATTTGGCCGAGGAACAACAGGTTTTGCTCATTGCTGCTCATCATGTTGCCTCCATCAAGACCGTTTAAGGCTATCATGCGCATGGTTTCTTCATGCGGAAATACTTTAGACCCTTTAGGTAGGTTGGCCAGTGTGGCCGTATCGGGGCTTAAAACCATGCGGCCCGATGGGGTTTTGATCAATTCGGTACCTGCTTCGCCAACAAAGGCAAGGCCCCCAGGGGCGGATTGTGTGCCTACTTCAAATCGTGCAATCTGCTGTTTAGCAATCGTAAATCCGGCTTTAATCAAGCCAGTTATAATTAGGGCACGGGCAAGACCGCTGGCCCCAAATGTTGCAACAGAATCGTGTTGAGCCAATGCCTGTGCGGTGGCTTTCGCGATAGTTTCGGCCTGAACGGCAAGCAGTTGTTTCTCAATTTGGTTAAGTGAGAAAATCAAAAACTGCTTACTAAGTGACTTTAGGAAATTGTCGTTATCAACTGCCGCGTTTATGATAACATTTGATAGATCGTTTATAAGGGCTTGCGATGTGGTTATTTCTTCGTTAAGTCTTTTTTCTCGCAACTCTGACATGCTCAAAAACTTATCTGTCTGCTCTTGTCCGTATGCGTTAATTGATTCCTGAACCTGTTCCTCCCATGTTTTGGCGGTATCGAGGTTCTTTATGGTTTGATCAAGTTCTTGCTGTTGCCTAATGCGTGCCTGAATTTCTAAATCTGCTTTTCTAATATCAGCCTGAATAGCTGCTTCTATCCTTTTGTCAATTTCTTCCTGAATTTTCTTAGTAGTCTCCTCTTGTTTTTTAGATGTAAATGCGGCCTCCTCGGCATCAATAATTTCAAGTTCTCGCTGCGCTTTTTTGCGGCTATCGTATATTTCCTTTATGGCCGATACCTTGTCATCGCTTACCGTGCGCACGTAGCTTCTTTGAAGTATGGATTGCAATAAATCGAACTTGGTCACATCACCAGATGTCTTTATTGCCTGATCTGCTGATCGTATAATTTCTCTTTGCTTAATCTTTTGAAGTTCAAACGTCTGCTTACCCGCAATCTCCATTAGCCTGATTTCGTGATCATACCGCTCTGTCAAAGCATCCATTTCACGCTTCGATCTGTCAATAGCCTTTTGGCTTGCCTTCTCCGCTTGTGAACTGAAATAGTTGAATGCTACTACTGCGGTAGCCAAGGCACCAGCTATCCAGAAAAGGGGATTGGTTAGCAATGCTCGGCCTAACGTTGCCAGTGAGCTACCGAAACCACTAAGCCCGGCAATGGCTTCTTTAAATGTCATCTGCCGACTGATTTCTGCTATGCCCTGAAGTTGAACACCCGCACCACGGAAATCAAGTGTGCGCACCTTATCGGTCAGCATTCCGAAACGAGTGCCTAAATTCTCGATGGCAGTATCACCCTGAAATGCCTTAGCCTCGTCCTTTGCGTCCTGAATCCGGTCTGCGATTTCACCCGCACGTTTGGCAGCTTCCTGGTACTCTTTTGAGCTTTGACCAAGGGTCTCGGCAATGCTTACCATTTCACCGCGGGCGGCTTTTAATTCATTACGCAGTTCACCCATTGCATCGGTATACTGGCCACTTGTTTTGCGGAGCCTGTCGTATTCTGACTTTTGCTCAGTGATGATCGCAAGAAGTTCTTGCCCGGTTTTGCTATTGCGCTCTTCCTCGGTGGTAAGACGGTTATACGCCTTTTGATTTGCTTGCAATGCGGCCTTAAGTTGTTCTATACTGGCAGATTGTGCCTTAACGGTTTTCGCGTCACGTTCACCAAGGGCAATCTTTTGCTTTATTGCTTCTTTGTCTTTAATTAGTTCTCGCTGTTGCTTAATTATTTCGTCCGTCTGCTTGGCATGTGCGGCAGCGAGCTGTTTCTGAATCTTTTCAAGTTCGTTTTGTGCCGATGTCAGTTGCTCTGTCTCCTTAGCCAGTTTAGACGGACTAGCCCCTGAACTACCCATAGCCCGCATTTGGGTTATTAACTTCTCCGCGTTATTGGCAGCAAATATGAAACCCTCGCCCATCTCATAGGGGGCTTTGATAGCGGATTCTTCAATTATTTGCTGACGGGTAATCATTTCTTCCTTGCCTTCAGTATCTTTTTGTATTCGTTATACCGGGCCAGGGTGATGTCATCTGGCACATGAAAGCCCATTGATGAACACAAAACCGCCATCACTTCCTCAAAACCCTGTCCCTTTTTTTCTTCGTCCATCATTACTATCTCGTTCGCCTTTGTTTTGATCTTGCTTGTCAGGTTGTCCGCCTTCTTGCCTAGTGCTATCAAACTTTCATCGTACCTCTCCTCGCTGCTGGTATCAATCGTGTGCCCCATCTTGCCCAGGTATTCAATTAAGTCTTTGTCTACCTTGGCTATCAGCACCACAATGGCAGCTTTTAAAATCAGGTATTCACGATAAAACCGGTTATACTGTTTGTAGTTATACACATAGTTTTCATATGTGGTATCCTGATTGGCTTCGCTGTTCTTTCTTACAATTTCTTCCCAAACTTCTGTTACGTTTCCCTCACCGATAAGGCTTAAGTTTTTAGTGTTGGCTATTTCGATATAGACCTTTAGTGGTATGGTTTCATATGTGTAGCGCGTCAAGGATTTTTTGCTCGCAGCGGGGTAGGCATATTTCTTGCGCCACTCGCTCAGTGTTTCCTTTAGTCGTTCCAAATATTTCTTCGCCATACTTTTGCTTCAAATCTTCTGTTTTGCTATCCGATGAATCAAACATGATCGGGAACTCGTCTGCTTTAACATTAAATCCACGATAGAAGGCACCTGTTAGCTTTAGGTCTACATCAATTCGGCCCTTCTTGTTGGCGTATTCAATGCTGGCATACTCACCAAGCGGCTCACCATCGCGATCAATGCTATTTTCAAGTTGCTCGTGATTCATTTCAATTAGCGCGCCTTCATTTTCACGAACAGCTTCTAAACTGGCCTCAACCAAGTCAACCGATTTTAGCCGATTCCCTGCGTCTGCTAAGGCTTGAAGTACCATGTGAGCGTACCTTTAATGAACCCGTATACTGCGCCACCGATAAACACGACAAAGAATAGCACCGCCATAATAGCGCAAGCCAACCCAAACGATTTGATTCCAAAAAGCCAAAGAAGTACATAGACTATTCCTGAATTAAAAAAATAGCCCGCTATGGCAAATGCAAGAAAGCCTATGTACTTGTTCATTTTTGTTTAAGGAATCGTTAAGGTCACTGGACCAACAGATTCGTAAGCGATTACGCTTAAAGCCGAGGCAGCCACCAAATCAACTGTGCCCGTTACGTAGTTGCCGCTACGAGGGCATACATAGATGCCTGAGCCTGCCGGAGTTTCAGTTACGCTTGTTGGTTGCTGTGCTGCGCCTGCTGCTGTGCGTACATTGAAGTCGGCAAGCACAAGGCCAGAAACCGGAGTTTGGTCGCATTTCTGCTTTACGGTAGCCGTAAATGTTCCGGCCGCAACTGCTGATAGCGTAATCTCTACATCAGTTAACGGGAACAGTTCAGCGACAAAGGCGCCATCCAGAAGCGCACCGCGAGCGTCAAGCTCTTTGTAGTTCTCCAGTACCAGGTAAATCGGTGTCTTGCTCGCCTCACTGCCCGTGTTGAACATCAATTTCTCAACGTTCAATAAAGATGAAAGTAAGCCGCCAAACTTGCCATCCGAGAACTCGGTTGCAAGTAGCTGCTCCTCTTTATCAAGGATGAAATACCGCTTACCGCTTGCGTTATGCGAAAACATAGCCTTGTGAAGGCACAATGATTTGGCAATGTGGAAACGGAACGCATACTTACCGGCATCGGCCAGTATGTTGCTAAGTGTTGTTTCATCATAAGTAGCTTCGGTAGAGGCGTTCTCAAAGCCAGAAAAGCGAGGCCACAGGTAAACCCGTGTTGCCTTACCGGCCCGGATTGCATTTTGAAAAGCGGTTTTCATCAGCGATTGGCTGGCCGCTTCTGCTGCTGTCAACCGGAAGTCAGCATTAGTTTCAATGATCTGCACCGGCTGCTGGGGTAGCTTGTTACACTTGTTTACCCCTATGTTCTTGACGTTTTTATCGTCACATAATAAGTCTGCCATTTTGTTTTAACAGGTTTTGATTCGTGAATTGATTTTTAAGTTGATGATTTCTATCGCGTCAATAGGGTCGTCAAAGATTTGCTTGGCATTACGAAACCCGGTTGAGGTCCCCCAGAAGTATCGATCTATCTTTGTGTGCTTGGGGTAGTTGCCTTCCCAAAAAAAGTGTTTCGATAGATTCAGGGCTTCAAAGAATCGGTCGTAAAGCGGGAACAGAACAGGCTTGAATACACTTTGTAATCGCTCCGGTGCGCGGTATCCATTATTGGTGTACGCACAGATAACGATATTCAAATTCCACTTTACGATTTCTTCTTCTACTTCTCCTGGATTATCCAACCGGAGTATGACTAACGGGTACTTTTGGTTTTTCTTAACCGGGTCGCCCTCCATGTTCTTCAGTATGTCGCTGATCTCTGCGATATGGCCGTACTGATAGTAGGGCGTTTGGCTGTTGACCAAGGCCCTCATCTTAGCGACTACATCACCGATCATATCCTCGACAACCGGCATCATAGGTTCATGGTGTTTACGTATCCCGGAAAGCAAAACTTTTCAGCCAGATAGTGCCGAAAATCAGAATAGCCCTTAGTGTTTACATCGGCATCGAACGCGGTGTTGTTGTAATACAGGTATCCATAGAGGGAGTCCTCAAAATAGTCATCCCAAAAATGAACGTCCGCATCACAGAAGTAGCCACGGAATCCGCAGCCACCAACATAATCCGCAAACCGATTGTAGCCGCTCATTATCCTTTGATTAGGATTAGCGGGTTCCGAGTTTTCGGATACATGCTTTACCAAGCCATTAGCTACTATCGAAGTAGAATAATCGCGCAAGTACATGGCATGTAAGTATGGCTTAAGCATTTCCTTCATGCCTACCCACACGTTTTCCTTGCTTTCGTTGGTGTAAACGTCACCCTTCTTTAGCCTTAACCACCTGTTAACAGGCTGCTTTGTCCAGCCCGTTAAGGTATTGGGCACGTTCGGGTTATCGGCAATCGTTGATTGATAGATGTCCTTTTCGTAAACGACTTGAACGCCTATGTCATAATTTGCCGGGTTTGTCGATGACCATTCTGCAGGAAGCGCGTTAACCCCGGCCTCCATTGCACGATAGAAAAGCAGCCCTAACGTTTTTTCAAGTATCTCCCTTTCCTTTAATTCAATAAAAGCCGTCAACCCATTCGAGTTTTCTGGCTTCGATGGAATCAGGTAGGGATTTACCTCAAAATCCGTTAGGGCTACAAACATTGGCTTTACTCTTTGTTGCGGTAAAAGATTGCTGAGAAACTTGCCGACATCGTACCGGTGCCACTCCAGCTAACACGATAGAAACGATAAGGGCTTCCGGTCAACCGCCAATGATAAGAGGTGGTCGCGTCTGCTGCCGTAATCGTTGCAAGTGCTGTCTGGCTTTCGTTTGTAACCAATGCCTTGTAGTTTACCCCATCAAGCGAACCCAACAGCGAAATGGTACCCCCGACTGTTCCGCTAATCTTAGTCACATTTACCTGGATAACGGTTGACTTTGCTGGTGTTTCTGCCAGCACGCGGGTGGTTACAAAGCTGGTGCCCGTATTTGTCACGGTATCAATCCTCAAGTTTGTTCCAAGAGGCTGAAAGAAATCACCGACTTGCGCATCTGCCGACAGGAAGGCTACCAACCCGATCAGCAATAGAATAAATTTTGTTTTCATGGTTATGCTACGTTTAAGGCTGCAACGGCAGCGGTGATGTCAGAAACAAACAGGTATCCGTCAGCGTCCACATCGCGGATACGCAATGCCAATTCTTCTTCCGCCAGGATTGTCCACTGGTTTTGGATGAACTGATTAGCAATCAAGCCCATCGTAATGGTCACTTCTTCGCCACGGTAAATCAACCCTTTGGAGAAATCACCGATGAGAAGCTCATTTGCTCCGACCTCAGACGATTCTACAACTGTGACAGTGTCAATCCTCATTCCATCAGCCGAAACAAACGGAGGAAGGATGTAATGACCATCAAGGCCTTTGGCTAGCTTGAAACGCAGTACGTCTGCGGGATTCATGGTTACAACATTTGGAGCATATTTGCTCTGCTTGTTGGTGGCAATCATCACGCGAAGGTTTGCGATAAGATCATACAGGTTTGCATCCTGTAGTTGACCGTTATTCGGCAGGTTGGCCAATACAATGGCGGGGGCTGCTGTGCGAATGCCGCGAATGTTTGGCGATACTCCATCACCACGATAGAGTTGTGTATCGCGAGTCAAACCAAGATTCTCTCGAACCAGCATATCAATCTCACCAGCCACGAATGACAAGTGACGGTATGATTGCTTTGTTACCGGGATATGATTGGCAATTACCTGCAATGGCGTTGTGCGCTCAATCCACGTAATTGCAGTTTCAGGCTTTGTTCCAGCTTCAGCTACCGTTGCAGCGTTGCGGGTTTTTGCCTGTTGATCCATGTACCGAATCACTCCATTACTCGCGGCCAAGTCGGCAGGAGATAGAGTGATCGTAGGCCACAGGTTTTCAAAAACAAGGCCCTTGTGAGGAAGCACCCCGATGCCAGGCTCGCGATAGCCCATTGTGTTGTTAGATACCGCGCTCCTTTGAAGCAAGGTTTTGTTAACCTTAAATGAAACCTTGCCTCCATCTGATTCAGACAGTTTTTTAATGGCGTCAGCATGCTTTTCTACCATTTCATGCACACCTGCTTTCTTGCCTTCCCCACCTCCGGTAAGTTTGAGTAACTCCAAGCCTTGCGTTTCAACGGCCTTGGTCAGTTCTTCAATTGCTTTTTTGTTGATGCCCTGTTTTTCGAGTTGCTCACCGAATTGATCGGGAGTGATAAAACCTTTGGCGGCAGCGGCCACCGCTTGCTTTGCAGCCTCTGCCATAGCTTCCCCGTTCTTCTTGGAGAAGTCATCAAAGAGTTTTTTGATTTCATCCTCTTCTGGAGTGATACCTAAATTAGGTGCCACCGAATTAAAAATTGGCGCACACAGCGCAATCATTGCTAACACTCCATTTAGGGTGAGCAATGCAAAAGCGAGCGCTAAAAACCTGACGCCAATTTGAATCTTTGGCGAAGGCATTAGTTTAATCTCACTTATACGAAATCCTTTTCTTTTCATTTTGATAAATGTTTGATTGGTTGATAAAATTTAATAAGCTCGCTTGCTTTCAGAGTGGATTTTACCGGCTCTGTTTTTTGCGGAGTGGTGACAACCGGCTCCGTTTTCGTTTGCTCTGTATTCAATACGGGCGTTGCCCAGTTTGATCCTTTTAATACCGAACTTGCTTCGATGTGTTTGGCCTCCGTAACGGCCCAGAAATACCCGGTGGCCAGTGCATCATCCTTATTTACAATCAGGTCAAAGTACTTTTCCCAAATGCCAAACTCTTTCTCATAGCGCTCGTCATTTACTGCCATGTCGATTTTTACGTACCTCATGCCAACTGAATGTTGACGGACTTTGCCGAGCCGGTATTTCTCAAACATGTAAGGGTTTTCGGACTTGTCGATAATGGAATCGTAAATCAGGGCTTGGGTCTGGCCTTCGTAATTGATGCCCATGTCATGCCAGTTCATTTGTTTAACAAATACCTTGACATTATCACTGATTACTCCCTCAAAATTGAAGGCATGCTCTTTTACGTGGAAGTTTTCTTTGTTCTCTTTGATTGACTTATTCCACAACTGATCAATATGAACATCACCATGTGAGTCGAATAATTTAGTGGTGTTTGCAACAAACCTGACTTTTAATCTGGTAGCCTCTGCCGGAATTTGCTCTGCCTTTATTGTTACCTCATCTGATTTTTCAGAAACGAAAGAGGGCACGCATGCAATCGCGTCAGCATGTTTGATTGTGCTTTTCTTCTGCGCAATAAGCAATGACTTGTTTTCAATCAGCCAATCATATAGGCGTGATTTGTCGGCAAAGTCAGGTATTTGCAAGGGTTTCATTTCTGTACGATTTGGTTGCCTTCAATGGCTGCTTGTTTATCGGCCTTGATTTGCGCAATCTTTTCAGGTGAAAGCCTGCTTTGCTGGCGAGCTTTTAGCATGTCGGAATAGCGGTTAGATGCCCGTACTTGCTTTGTTTCAATACCCTCGATGATTTGATCGGGCACTGAATCAACTTCTGATTGTTGTTGTATAACAACAGCCGGACTTTCTTCCTTTAGCTCAGGAGCAAGGCTCTTGTTTTTATTCTTGTTCTTTCCCATATCAATTAAATTTTATTCCAAACTTTTTGAGTTCTTCCTGATATTGTTCAAGGCTTATCGCCTGATCTTGTAGTGCTTTCGACAGGGCGTTTATTACGGTAGTCATGGAATCGCCACGGCTTTTCAAATCCTCTTGGAATACCGGTAGGTGGAAGTAATCCGATACAATGGATGTCTTACTTGTGTCCATGAACTCGGACGCAAAGCCAAGTATCCACTCATTTGCTTCCGGGATAATGGTGCGTACATACATTCCCTTTTCAGCCTGCTTCTGATTTTCGAATGTGCTGCCTTGCGCACGCACAAACATTTCAGCAGGCATCCCAAATGAGTCTATGATCTTATTGAACCCTTCCTGGGTTTCTTCGTATAATCCAAGATTCTTAGGGTTGTTAACACCCGCCTGTTGCCAGGCCAACGGAAGGCTAGTAACTATGGTTTGGTGTTGGCCTCTGAGTGTTCCATATTGACTGAATGCCTCTTGGAATTTGTCCTTTTCATCCGGGTTAATAAAACCTGCATTCCCAACGCTATCCTTTGCCGCATTTGTCCACGCACCGTTCGCCCCCCTATATTTCAGAATGACTCCGCGGCTTTCGTACGCCATGCGGATGTTGTTGATCACACAAGCCAATGGCGCTAACTTGCTTTCCCCTTTTAGCAGGTTTTTGTCAGTGGCGTGAGTAATTGAAACCCGGTTGTCGTTGAAGTGGATAACATACTTTGAGTCCACCTGTAAATCATCCTTAAACGCCTGCTTGATTTTGTAGGTTACCTTGGGGCGCTCTGTCTGGAAGAAAAAAGGAGTGCTGTTGTCGTATTTAGGCGTGACTATATTGGCCGGGATAGAGTATACCGCCTTAACCCTATCTAATGTCGCGTCAAACCCGACAGGAGTTGTTTTGTAGACGTATTCGTTGCCGAATGTTTCGCGGAGTACTTTGGTATGAATAAGGAACTCCTTGCCCTGCTGAAACCAGTTGGGGTTTGATAAAAGTTTGATTACTGCCTGGCCTTCTTTTGTAGATACTTCGTTACCCTCTTTGTTAACCTCCTTCAGTTTCATGTTGCTGAAGGCCCGGGCTTTAAGGTTGATTGGGGCGTTAACTTCGGGGATTTCCTGATAGGCTTTGAGGCAGTCTATCTCTTTAAATGTATCAGCATCACGACCGACTACGTAGAACCATTGGCCGTTGACCTTTTTGCCAGTCCACAGGTTGGAGAAGTAATTAACTACTTGATCATAAGCGCGCATCCTGGTCAGGTAGGCGCAAAATTGGATTAGCTGAATATGGTTATGCTAATTTTTTGGACAAGGTTGGACAAGGTTGGACAACTGCTTTTATCGGTTCTCCCTTACCATCCGTCTGACATCATCATCGCTAACGCGGGAACGGAAACACTTTTTGTCCTTGTACACAAATCCCTTTTTTATCCAGTAGTATAACGTGCTTCGCGAAAGCTGGTGATTAATAATTGCTTCCTTGATGGTGATTAGTGTCATATATGATTCATTATAGCCGAAATCCTTAGTGCATCCCATGCGTGGTCATTGCCGTCTATGGGCGCATCCAGTATCACCTTAACCCCGTTTACCTTGGCCGTGGCCTTGGTGTATCCTATTTGCTCTTTGCGCCACGGGTTACAGTCTACCAAGTGGAGTTTGTACTTCTTCAAGAGCGCTATGCCGAACTGGCGGGAGCCGGGGTAAGTGTTAGCCCCGTAAACTTGAAAGCCCTTCCTGCGCAAGTAGCTGATAAAGCCCCGACCGCCTTCCTCGCCAGATGGATCCGCCCAAATAGCCTCATTGGTTCGCTTAACGTGCCGGGTGAGTAGGGGCACAAGATCATCGGGTGATGGCGTGGGCTGGTAGAAACATATTTTTGCAAACAGGTTGGTTCCAAGTATGCCCCAATCAACCAGCACCGAAGGCGATTCCGTATAGCCAAAGTCCAACCCGTAGCCAGTGCGCTCGCAGTTGGCGGGTATCTCAGTAACCCAAACAACATGAGGAAATATCAATCCTTCCGGGGCCATTTCCTTACCAAGCCCGAAAACCGACCAATTGTATTCGTTGGCTGTGCCTACGGCCTCGTTATACTTGCAGCGTTCAAGTTCTTTGATTTGAAACTCTGTGAATTTTATGGGGTTGGTGGTAATGCTGTACTCGTATGCCCTATTGATAGCCTGAGCTTTTTGCGATTCGCTTTCCGACCTGCTGCCGAAGTGTATGGCAATTTCAGAGAAAGAAACGGTTTGATAGCCCTCAATGGTAGCCCTCTCGTTAGGGCTTATGAATGGATTGTCCTTGTAGGTGGTGGTAAGCGTGTAGACATCCTTCCGCGACATGATGCTGTTGAACACGTAGTGATCAGCATACTTTGGGTTGAAGTCTCCCCACCAAAATTTTCGGCACCGCATGATGGCATTGTCTACAACCTCTTTGGGTATGTCCAGCATTTCGTTGAAGTAGACGTAATCCGACCCGGCTCCAAGAAATTTGTTGGCATTGTCCGCTCCGAGCAGATTGATCTTGAGGTCGTAAATCTTGAATGATGAAACCTCCTGGCGAGATTCAAATGGATTGAGCAGCCCGAAGTCGCCCAACCTCTTGTTGTAGTCGTTGTAAAGCGATGTTTTGAACGAATTATAGGTTTCCCGGATAACGTTAACCGTTGCCTTTTCGCCCTTCACGCTGGACAGCCACGTTTTGAAGTCAACGGAAGAAATAGTCTTGCCCGACCTGGAGCTCCCTTTAAGTAACACGCCCGAAGGGATTTTTTCAGCCGCGCATATCTCTTTGAAGTTTTCGAAGGTTATTTTCTTTGCCTCATATTGCCGTAGTAGTTCGCTGCGCCTGTCGTAGGCCAAATTCTGGCAAAGGAAACGTAGGTTAGGGTTTACGATGCGGGCCACAAAAGTCCTATTCCTTATCCAATCCTTCCGGGAACATTTCTGCCGTGGTCTTGCGGTGGTCGTTCAGGTTGATATCGGACTGGTCTTTCAGGCCTTCTAACCGGGCCGCAATGTTTTGATTATACACCGTGGCAAGCGCACCATCTATTACATCCGCGCTGCATTGCTTCTTTAATGCGCGTATGATAGGCAAATATTCAGCATAGGCACCATCCGTATTTTGTTCATAGTGCCCTAAGTGAGTAACAATACCTTCCCGGTAAAGCCACGCCTCAAATGCTATCCATGTCAATGGGCGCTCCTTCTCTTTATTAACCTCTTGAGCGTCCTTACCAACAAAGTCGTGTACTTTAAATGGATTAGTTTTAGCCCATGCCCTGTATTGATCGAATAGGGCTTGAAGTTCTTCCGGGGTTTTTATGGCCTTATCCCTGGGCATTTGGTTAATACTCCAACGTCAACGCCTGATTGGCCCCGCTTGCTTGTGCATAGACTTTCTCGTTTCGCCCTATACGTAGAAACGCCTTCGAACCGGCCGCATACAGGTTTTGTCCGGTCATGTTAGCCGGGGCCACTTTGCCTACTCGAAGCGCAATTGTCCCGCTGTTGGTAGGGTCGATAACGACCACGGCATCACAACCGGATGGCGCTTGGTTAAGGACTAACTCGGTGATGTTGGTATTGGCAAGGGTAAATTTCTCGCCCTTCTTTACATTTGGCATAAATGGGCTTTGGATGGGATTTTGTTGCACATCCGTTGCACTGGCAAAGTAAATAAAAAGATTAGAATGTTACGCAATGTGCTGATAGAATGTTGATTACAAGAAAATACCGGGGTATGTTCCAACCTGACTTGTAATCAGTAGGTCGTTGGTTCGATTCCGACAGGGGGCTCAAGGGTTAATCCGGATAAAAAGTGGAATTTCTGCTTTTTTAACCTGTTTTGAATGGTTTTGGGCTATTGTTTGGAGGTATTTTACACCAACGGTTCGGTAACTTTCGTCTACTTTCGTCTACTTTCGGTAACTACTTCGTTGCACTTTTGCTGCACCCGTTAATCATATTGGATAAGCGTAGAATGAGTACTACCGGGGAGAATGCCGGTAAGTATGCCGTGAAGCTGCGCCTTGAGTTTAGAGCCATCAGGAACGGCAAGAAGGTGCGGGTTGATAAGCGATACCCGACCGATGTTTATCTCACTGAAGAAGATTACAAGGTGCTCGAGCGATCGAAGCGTACCGACCTGGTGGCCGCTAGTCGTAAACTGTTTTCCTTACGTGCGCGAGCGGCTGATCTGATCGAGCGGTACAGCATACGCACGCCTGAATCATTTGAGTTGTTCTTCTTTGCTAAAGAGGATCTGACTACGGTTAAGAGTCAGTTTGCAATAAAGATTGATTTGCTGAAGAAGAAGGGTGGCAAGAGAAAGATTTCGACAATTAAATCTTACGAGACTACCTTAGCATCGCTTACCCGATTTAGCCACTCTGAGCTTACCTTCCAGGAGGTAACGCCCGTTTTTTTACAAGGCTATGAAGATTGGAATATCGCCAATGGCCGCAGATCAACCACAGTCGCGATCTATTGTAGAAACATTCGGCATGTGTTTAAAATAGCGATTAAAAATAAGCTTGTCAGCCCTGATGCTTACCCTTTCGGGGTCGATCGATATCGTATACCCGATGGAGAGGGTAGGCCAAAGCAGTTTTTGACGGTTGCCGATAAGGATAGGTTTGTGAATTATCAGCCTAAAAATGAATTTGTTGCAGAGTGGTTTGACTACGCGATTTTTGATTACTACTGTTATGGTGTCAACTTTGCAGACCTTGCCCGGTTACGGTATCCTCAAATTGGCCCCAAAGAAATAGAATTTCAAAGGAGCAAAACATCAAAAGGGCTTAAGGTAGTTATTCACCCACGCATGCGTGAGGTATTAACCAGGCGAGCCTTACCGGTGGGCAACGGCTTAGGTTATGTTTTTCCAATTCTGCGCGAATCCATGACCGATGAGCAAGAGTTCTATGTGATTAAGGATTTCATCAAAAAAACCAACGAGGTGCTTTCGATTATAGAAAAGGAGCTGGGCTTACCTGTTAAACTGCGCACCTATACGCTCAGGCATACATTCTCGCATGTGTTTTTGCAGAATGGCGGCACACTGGAACAGTTACAGTCAGCACTGGCGCACCAGAAAAAAGAAACCACTGAACACTATACCCACGGGTTTGAGTATGAAATTATGAAAAGCTTAAGTGATAAGCAATAGCCACCACGGAGAACTACAAACACTCGTTCGAGTTCGGGATTAAGAAGAGGTTGAGTGAGGGGCTTTGATAATATGAGTCAAGAATAATTCTTCGCCAGTTATAGCAAAAAAAATGTTTTGCAATTGGTGAACATACCGAATGGTATGGATAAGGCCGTGAAACATGTAATAATAATCACCATTAACAAGACCAGCGCCTTCGGCCACTAATGTTTTGTGATTGAATAAAATAAAGTCACCTTGTTGTGAATACTTTTTTGTAAAGCAATTTCCATTGTCAGGCCAATACTTGAATCCAAGTTTTATGATTACTTCTTCAGTCAAAGATATTGGTGATAGGTCTCTTACATCTACCTCCCAATTTTCGCCTTGGATAGCAAAAGGTTTATCAGGTTCATAAAGGTCGACTTTAAAAAAATCAATATACCCTACCTTTTTAACAATGTTAAAAGGTAAATGAACTTTTTGAGACCTGTCTATTACATCAACAAGGCTCCCAAGACGCAATTCATTAGATTTTATAATCATTTCAAAGTAGTTTTCTTTCTATGTTCCCTCACTATCCTGTCCACCTGCTTGACGAGCGAAACCGGTATGCGCTTGAGCTTGGTTGGCTCGCCTTTTTTGCGGCCTGAACCCTTACGCTTGCCTCCGTGCTGTTTTTTCTTCTGTACCATTCTTTTATTGCTAATTCTGACCATATTTTATTCCCTGAACAACAAACATTAACTAATGAATGATCAGGAAAAGAGATTAGCTTGTTAGCAATCTCTTTTTTCAATTCAATAAGCCGCTGCAACTTCATTGGCTATTCCTTTATTCTTGAACTGTAAATAACCTTCAACTGGGTGACGGTAGAAAGAACCGTCCATATTGCATATTATCCAGCCGTTAGAATTAGCTACAATCGAAAGTTTATCACTGATTTTTTCTATTAAATGTCCTTTTGTTATTTTCTTGATTGTTTTCATTTTGCTGCTGTTTGATGATGTAAATATACTACACATTTTGAAATCTGCAACACTTTTCAAGATATATTTTTTGCCTTTTTTCCCTTGAAATTAGGGTGAAAACAGGGTTTCACCTCGCTAAAGGCAAGCGTAACCAATTTCAAGAAATAGTTATTTAATTGCCCGAAGCCGAAAGGCCGCCAGTACTTCGCGCTGGGTGGTTTCAATCAGTATCATGCGGGCGCCTATCAAGTCGTAGGCTTCCCGGGTTTTAGGATCCGGGTCGGTGCGCTTGTGGAGGTAGCGGGTCAGGTCATCGCGGTGGCTGAAGGGCCACGTTACCGTATACAGCCGGCCATCATGCTCAGTGTTGGCGAGCATTTTTAACGCTGGCTTATCTCCTTGTTATCCATAGCGCCCTCAATGTCAATAAATATCTTATTGCCGCCCATTGCTCGAACTTCCGGGGCATCAACCAATACCCCTCGGCAGAATAGTTTTCCGAACGACTTATAAACCTTATCTATTAGCACGCTTTGCTTTGACCAGCCCGCAGCCAGGGGCGTTAGTCCCTGCAAGCCACTGCCCATAAAAACAAACGCAAAATCCTTGTTTTGCTTGCTGCCATACCACAGATCAACCTTACCACCCCGATAGATTTTGGCACCTTGGTAATAAACCGTGTCTGCCTTCATTTCTGCACGCGCTTGGGCTTTTGTAACAGATCCCGTTCCAAATAATAAAACAATGACATAAGTCACTAATATGGGTGCGCTGTTAAAAAAATTTTTCATAGGGTCAATGTTTTACGAATCAAGTTTTTTGACTAATTGCTGATGTAGAATGATTTAGGTAGCTATGGATGAAGTAGACGATTTACTAGGGAAAGATGAGTACGCAGCGGCCATGAGGCAAATTTGCGAAGAGTACATTTCCATAAACAGTGCCTTTATAGAGGGCACTGATATTGTGTTCACGGAGGCCGAACGGGAAAGGCGCAAGCTGCTAATGGCGCGAGCCTCCTTTATCAGCACTCGCCTCAGCCGCTTCCAGCCGCTTTCGTAGCTCCTTGTTTTGATCGCGCAGGTCGCGGTGTTGCTCACGCATGTCGTCCACCTGGGCTGTTAGCACCCTAATCTGCTCGCGAAGTAACGCCTTTACTTCGGCATCCTCACTTTTTGAATAATTAGGGGGCCGGGGTTCCAATACTAAGGTTCCACGTGGAGTGCTATTATCTTCTTTATCCAATACTTTTTCCCACCTCAGTCTGAATACCTCCAATAGTTTACGGTCTTCAAACTTTGGTTTGCCTTTTCCTTGCTCCCAATTATTGATTCTTCCAATCGGAATGCCTGTTTCGTCAGAGAATTGACGTTGACTTAAGCCAAACTTTAGACGTAACTCCTTGACGTTCAAGTCCATATTTATGCGAATATTTTTATTCCATACTATTTGATTTTTTATTTTACCTTTGATTCGTCAAGAGGCCAAAAAGAACCTAACAGGAAACCAAATGGAGGACGAAGTTAAACAAAAACCAAAAAAGAAACAAAGTAAGCTCACGGTGCCGTGGTCTGACAAGGCCCGGAAAAACGTAAACCTTCAGCGTGGCAAGTACATGGCCAAGACTGGCAAAAGCCTTAACGCTAAGGTGATGGCTGGTAAATTATTGGAGACAGCCACATTTATATGAGAGCTATAATCAAATGCTCGAAATGCCGAGGGCCAATAGCACCGCACAGGGCGGGTAAGCAAGCCTATTGTAATAGGTGTCACGCACGCTACATGCGCGAGCACCGGCCCAAGCACAGGCAACTTCAAGATGCCCAGCGTAAAAAGGCAATCACTCGTGCATATACTAAGGTGCTTGTCAAGCGGGGCCATCTAAAAAAGATGCCATGCCAAGTGTGCGGCAGTAGCAAAAGTGAGGCCCATCACTTGGATTATAATAATCCTCGTTTGGTTCAGTGGCTTTGCCGTGAGCATCATCTACAACTTCATCAAGCAGCTTAACCCCCTAACCTAACGGATATGAAAGAACTTGATGATCTGATTGGTGCTGACGTTGAGAGAATTGCATCTGACTACACTGATGGACGAAAAGGAGTTATAGTGGCGGTGGATAATGATAAGATGAGAGCGCGTGTTAATTGGAAAACAGAGAAAAGTGGCGCTCTTGTTAATGGTAGAGAAATTGGAGTGACAACGTGGGTTAAGGTTTCTCAATTGAAATTTTAACAAATGATCACCCCGGGCGAAATATCGCAGTGGTTGCAGCGAGGCGATGCCGGCCAGGTGGCGCGGGAGGCCGGAGGCAATACTAAAGTCGAATCTAACAAGAAAGCCTTGTACGATTACTTAAAGGGCAAGCGTAAAAAGCTACCAATTTATCTCATGCGGCCACTAATAAAAAAGGTGGTAAGCAACAAGGCAAGCATAGCACCATTAATCAAAAGCCTGCAACTGGCGGGCACTAAATCGTAATAACAACTAATCATGGCACGAAAACATACAGAACATAAAGTCTTAGCGTCACTCTTTGAAAAGAAAGATGTTATGGTGGACATTTTTCATAAGCATATTAAAGTCTTGTCGCCTTCTGCCAAGAATAAGCAAAACGACTTGGGCAATAAATCGTGGGGCAAAATTGATTTCTTGACACACCAACAGGGTTATACACTGTTTTTTGTAAAAGAATTTTAATGAAAACCTGGCAGCGCACCGAATCAATACCCGGATGGTATAACCCCGAAAAGGAAATGCGGGTGACTATTCACCACAGCACGGAGCCAGAGGGTGGCGAGGTATGGCACCAGATTGAGGTGGTTGAAAACCCCGAACTGCTTACCGAAGCCGAACAGGTAGAGAGCATTAAAAATCATTACAGCAAGGAGTTTAACAAGCTATACCAAAACATTGAAATCATTACTATGGCAACCATTTAACATGAAGGGATAGAGGCAGAGAATGAGGCTGACCTGCGCGAGATATGCAAATATTATGGCGGCTGGGGTGAACTAAAAAAAGTAATTAACAGGCTAGAAGAAAATGAAAACGAGGCCGCATACGAAAGGGCGTACACAGAGCCGGGCGCATGGAGTGGTGGCTTTGCTGATAATCATTAACACCCACGAGAATGATACAAATATTTGGCACCCGTGATGAATTGCAGCTTGCGCACATAGCGACTGCCGCCTGTTACGAAGCACTTAAAACCAAGCTACCCGAAGTGGCGGGAGAAATGAAAAAGTTGGCCGATGCCATCAACGAAAGCCTTAATGCCCCGCTACCGTTTGGCAATGAAGAGAAGATGAATGACCATTTGGTTTGGGATAAGAACGATTTTGAAGATTACTATTTACAACGCCTGACCGAATTGCAGAAACAAGATTGATATGGAAATCAAAACGCCACGTTTGCCTCAAGTGCAGCCACCCAAAAAGGTGGCGCTGCCTAAGTTAGTTGACTTAATGAATGAGAAGTCGATTAAAACAGTTGGCCCACTGGCAAGGCTGTCGGTAATTCTGAACAGCGAACCTAAACAAGAATGGGTTAAGGAGCATCCATTTATAAAAAATCATCGCTACCTGCCGATCGACAAGGTGGAGTATTTACTCAATCGCATTTTCACCAAATACCGTATTGAGGTATTGCGAGAAGGGGTAATGTTTAATGCAGTTTACGTAGCCGTGCGGGTTTACGTGCTCAACCCAGTAACTGGCGAAATGGAGTATAATGATGGCGTTGGTGCCTGCCAGCTTCAAACTGAAAAAGGCGCAAGCCCGGCTGATCTTGGTAAAATCAATAACGGTGCTGTTTCAATGGCACTACCAATAGCTAAGACGCTTGCCGTGAAAGACGCCTGTGATCACTTCGGTAAAATATTTGGGCGTGACTTGAATAGGCGAGACGTACTGCCTCACGGCATGGATGCTGAACTTGAAGATCGTTACACCAAATTAGTTCAAGGATGAAAGACGGCATTTACAATAGCATCACCATAACGGACTACCACGCCAACACCACACACGTCAGTGCTACTTCAATTAAGTATGCAAAGCGCAGCCTTAAAGAGTTTCATTGGCACCGAACGGGCCGTATGGAAGCGGGGGCCAAATCACACTTTGATTTTGGCAATGCCTTTGAGTTGGCCCTGCTTGATAAAGACGGATTTGCACAGGCTGTTTCGGTTATGCCAACCCGTGCCTGGATTGACCAAGCAATGGCTGCTAACCCTAAGCTGGTAAGGCCAACAACATCGAAATTATATCAAGAAAGTGAAACGGAATTTTTGAACCTCAACGCAAACCAGTACATCATTAGCGATTGCGGTAAGGAGAGTTACGACACTATTCAAAACATGCTGGAAAGCTGCTACCAGGACAGGGTTATTCAATCCCTTATTAAAGGTACTGAATATCAGCTAAGTCTTTTTTGGACGGATGAAGCAACGGGGCTAAAAATGAAAACCCGCCCCGATATATGCAAGCGTAAAAAGAAAGTGATTGTCAATGTGAAGACTGCCGAGGATGGAAGCCCTAAAGCCTTTAGCCGGGAGTTAGCGAAATACGATTACCCGCTTCAGGCTTGTGTAGAAATGCGCGGCTGTGTGGCTGCTGGATTATTGGATTCTGTCGATGCCTATTTCTGGCTTGTGGTTGAAAAGATTGCACCATACAACGCAACAATTTACGAGTTCAGCCAAACAGATATTCCGGCCGCAATGGATGAATTGGATTACCTCACTGGCATTATAAGTAGGGCTGAGAAAGAAAACCTTTGGCCTGGCTACACACAACGAGCCGATAACCCGCACGGCATATTGGTTGCGGAAATTCCACTGTATTACAAACATAGTTTTTAATATGACCATCCACACCGCCTTTTTCCTGGGAGTGATTGCGGGCATAGCCGTAACCGTGTCGGCATTCGGGATTATATGGCTTGTCGGTTTAAACAAGCGCCTCAAACATGAAAAGGAACGTACCGAGTGGCTTAACAAACAGAAGGTGTTATGAGCGCCACAAAAGAAGAAATACAGTACATGTATTATTTATTTAAGAAGCTTACACCTGATCAGATTAATCAGTTAAAAGCACTTTCTAAGGAATTTGAAGGCGTTTGGGATGAGGAATACACCCTAAAAATTGACAAAGACGTTCCCGTTCCATCAGGAAACGAAAGAGCAGAAACGGCAAGTCTAATTAAAAGAATGGAGGTCGGTGACAGCATTATAAACACAAAAAGACTGAGTACTCATGCACGGTACATTTCGGGTGTATTTTATGGTGGCAATAGGAAGTTCAAAGAACGTAAGGAACCCAATGGTTATCGGTTATGGAGAATAGAGTAGGTAACCGCCAGCTATCCATGTTCGGGCTAAACCACTACCACGATACCGTTATCGAATCCGTGGCGCTAGCTGATCAATACGAGCACAAGGCCAAACATCAGGACGAGATTGTTCTTAAACTATTTCAGCAACACCCCACCGCCTCCTTTACACCTTACGAAGTGTGGTTGCGGCTGGGCCAGCAGTGGCCTATTACCTCGGTAAGGCGTGCAATTACTAACCTGACCGGTGAATTTTTGGAAGTAACTGAAGAAAAACGATTAGGCGGCTACGGCCGAAACAACAACGTATGGAGATTAAAGAAGAACCAATGAAAAAGAAACGATCATTTCTCGCTGAAGTCAGGCAAGCGTTTGCGGATTACTATGCTTCAGAAGGATGTAGCTGTTGCCAAAATATAGAGGCACACAAAGAAGCAAAGGTGCGGCTTGGAAAGCTCCTTCGGGTAAAGAAATATGGTGATGGTAGCGGGTTTGATTTTTACGCATACAAAACAAAATCATGAAACCATCAACCGACTACTACAACAAACTGCGCGTATGGATAGTGTTACTATTTACGGCAATGATAATCATGCACCTGGTAAGCTGCCAGCCCTACCCGGCACAAAGCAAGGTAGTGAAACAGGATACCAACCGGTATAACCCGAAAACAGGACGATGAAAGACAGCGAACTAACCTACCCGACAAAAGGTAAACTGAGATAAGCAATGGCAACTAAAGTAAAAACCAGTTCGGGCGATAACAGCAAAGATCATCCATACTTAGCCGGTGTTCCGGTTGCAGATCGCCTCCGCTCAAAAATTGTGCGCATACGTGATGATTCACAGAATGGCAACGTATCTAAATCAGTTACCATTTACCGACAAGGGGCAAACGGGTGGGTGAAAACATGGTCAAGTAAATAAAATAATAATGAGTACAGATAAATGTCCTACATGCAATGCCCCGGTTAAAATAAGCTGGAGCGGGTTAGACCTTGTTGAACAAACTGGTGATGAAAATCTCGCGACAAAACATTATACATACCAGGCACCAGCGGAAACAATGGTTGAAGATAATGACCTTGCCGCATTGTTATTGTTTGATCAAGCAATCAATCTTTCATCGGAACACATGAGGGCGGCCAACATCAAGTTTATTATGGACAAGTATAAGATATATCTGCCCGTATATTGAACTATTGTTACGCCAAAACCTGAAACACGCATGAGTACCATTGCCGAAGTACAGCAACCGATAGCCCACCGGCTTATTGATAAACTTAAACCCGCGCTTGATAAGATCATCCGGGAGATGAACGTACGGGAAGTTAACTACCGAGAGGATAAGGTCGTGTTCATGTATCACGATCAGGAAGTTAAAATATGGGTGCGAAGTAAAATCAAAAGAAAATGACAACGATCGATTCACGTGGCTACGTTTGGGATTTTACAGAAGATAAAACCCTGATTCAAAGGGTTGCACGATTGTTTGGCGTTACCATTTCTGAAATTCGCGGCCCATCAAAAGAATCAACCCTTGTCTCAGCTCGGATGGCATACGCTTATATCATGAGGAGCGCGGGCGCAACCTATTATCGAATCGGTTATGACCTGGGCAACCGTAACCACTGCACGGTAATTAACTTAGTAAGGAGGGCACAAAACTTTATCGACATGAACTACCCGGAAGGGATAAAAATATTGAGCCTAACCCAAACCAAAAGCAAGGCAGCATGAATAGTGAGGTGTATTTGATGGATTGTATACAGGGAATGAAGCAATTTCCAGACAAGCACTTCGAATTGGCAATTGTTGACCCGCCTTATGGTATTGGACAAAATTGGTCTAAAGACCGGAAGGGCCAATTCTACAAACACCGAAATACATTCAACAACTCGATACCAGGGGATGAATATTTCACCGAACTGTTCAGAGTAAGCCAGCATCAAATCATTTGGGGAGCGAATTATTACTGGAACTATCTGCGTCCGTCCAACAATTTGATTTTCTGGGATAAAGGCAAAGATGCTATGACACAGTTTGGCTCTGCCGGTGAAATAGCATGGACATCACTGACCAAGTTCCCCCTAGTTAAGATAGCACTAGATTGGAACGGTTGTGTGGTCTGTGAAAAAGGTGAGCGAGTTCATCCGCATCAAAAGCCAATCATGCTTTATAGTTGGACTTTGAAGAATTACGCGAAAGTAGGTGATAGGATTCTTGATACCCATTTGGGCTCAGGTTCATCACGCATTGCGGCTCACAAGGCCGGCCTTGACTTTGTCGGGTTTGAGATTGACAAAGAATATTTTGATGCTCAAGAAAAGCGCTTTAAGCAATATCTAAGTGCCCCAACACTGTTTGATAGTAAAAAAGTATTAGGTCTACAAATGTCAATAGAATGAAATACCAACTATACCCACACCACAAGCCCCGCCAGGCACACTACTGCCCGCAGTACAACCGCGAGGTTAGGTTCTTCTTCACACGCGTACTGCCCGGTGTTATCACCCTGCTGCTGGCCCTTATTGCCGCCTTTGCCAGCAAGCTGGGGCCATTGTTTGCCGCCATTGATGCCGTGCACCCGGCCTGGTGGCTTGCGCTCACCGTGGTGGTGTGCGGTGGCCTCGGCTACCGGTGGCTGCGGTGGAGGGTGAAAAAACACAAAACCATGATTAAACAATAAAAAAATATGGAAGTAAAAATTTTACAAGACCCAATTGAGCTTTCTGGTTGCTACGTCTCTTTTGTTAAAGACCCTGATGCAGACCTCAATAATGTATTTGTTGAAGTGTATGATGGTAGTAATACCATTGCCATTTCAATACCATTCGATCAAATAAAACTGGCTTTAGCGTTTGTTGATAAAAATGGCTAAGGACCCAGCCTTCCTATTTTATCCTGGCGATTGGCTTGGTGGCACCATGACGCTCACAAGGCATCAGAAGGGTTGCTACATGGATTTACTAATGGCTCAGTTTAACTCCGGCCCACTTTCACTAGATCAAATCAAACTTGTACTTGGACAAGATCAGGCCACATGGACAGTCCTCCAAAACAAGTTTCAAAAAGATAATAGTGGGAGGTTTTTTAATCAAAAACTGGCAACTGAAGTTGAAAAGAGGAAAGCGTTTGTAGAGAGTCGATCAGCCAATAAAAAGGGTAAGAAAAAATCATATCATAAATCATATGAAAATGATATGAATGTACATATGGAAAATAGAAATGAAAATGAAGATATAAATGAAGATGATAAAGGAGGGGTGCAGGGGAGGATTGAAACCTACGGACCCACCGATTCCGAAAATTTCTTCCTGATCTCGTCCGGCCTGCTCAACGCTGAAAAGTGCCGCATCAACGGGCTGGACGGGCTAAAAGCCTACTACGAGTCTCACGGCAGCCTCATTCGCGAATCCGACATACCCAAAGCTCGCGAGTTCATGGAGGCCCGCCCTGGCGGGGTGTTCAACGACTTTGGGCACCTGGTCAACGCATTCAACCAATTCCGAAAACAACCACACATCAACGGCAAGGCAAATGGAAAGTCATTCACAACAGCAGACGTATTCGGTAAGTGATATGCAGGAGTTTTTCAAATCCGAGCTTGAAACGCTGGCCATCAAAACCGGGGTAGCCCAGGCCGAGCTTCTTATCCGCGATTGCCAGGAGAAAAGCCAAGCCATTGAAATCATCAACACCGTAACACTGCAATGGGCACAAGCCGCCTGCGATCATTCATTTTCCGTCATACCAACAGCAACAAAAAAGCGAATTATTCAAGAGCAGATAATCAAAGACGATGCTTTTATTCGTCCACCCTACGGCCAGCTTCCTGGGTTTAACTGCCGGATTATTTGGAAGTGGTTGAACAATCACATGCAGCTTCATGGGGATATACTAGCAAAAAAAGCCGAACAAAAAGTTGAACAGCAAGGTAATCCAGCACCTCCTGAGGTTGCCGACAAGTACCTAAACCAACTAAAGGAAATGCTAGTTGGTGGCAATGTAAAAAACGATTACAAAGACATTGATTCAGAAATGGCCCGGATAAGGCTTGAAGATCAAGAAAGACTTGATGGCAAGAAACCAATGAGAGGATTTAAGCCTAACCCCGAATATGTGTTGCTTTTAGAACGAAAAGCCAAGGCCATCAAATCGCGCGGTTGGGATAAACTGGAACTTAACCAAGTTAAAACCTTTGAGATTGAGGGGCAAGTAATCATAGCGCCCAGCGAGGACGATGCAAGGGAGTTTTACATGGAGGTGTTTGTTTAGTGATGCAGTTGGGCGAAATATGAAACAGAAACCTATGGATGAGATAAATTTTTTAAGAAAAAAATACTTTGTAACACCTGATAAGATGGTTTGCGAAGTGAAAGACACCTTCACTTTTGATGAGGTTGTAAAACTTTTGCGTGAATATACTGAGCATCAAGCCCAATTGCATAAACCTGTTGTTATGCAAGCCGAAGGGTCGTACGGTGCGAAGGGGGCGGCAGTTGGCAACAGTGCGGATGGGCAAAACGTGCGCGAGGTTTTATGCAACTGCCTATATGGTGTTTGTATGGATAATAATGGAGCAGAAAAGGTGTGTAAAGAAAAAGCACGTGGGTAGCTCCGCTGGCAGCTTTGCCTCGTTAGCGTTGCCAATTGTGCATAACGGACGGGTGTTTAAACAGTAGCCGATAAGTAGCACTGAATGAAATTAGAAGTACTGAATTAAGGTTTAAATTAAAAACAAAAAAGCGATGGCAATTTTAACTGAACAACAAAAGCAAGATGATTTCAACCGCATGATGGATGAATACACAAAAGGCATGGAAGAATATTACAAAAGAATTGATGTTCACAATGCACCTATTTTAGAAATAATAAAACAGGAGAAGGGGGAAGATTGGTATGCCGAATTGTGTGAGTTGATTGAAGAATCACAAATACATGGTGAATTTGAAATAGTTAAAAAACCTTATGGTAACAAACAGGAGGCAAGTGAATTAATAGAATGGGAATGGGTTGACCAGAGAAGTGTTGGTGATAGTGGTGATAGTTTTGAAGGGTTTGTTACTGTTAAAATTAATGATGACAAATATTTGAAAATGCCTTTTAGTATGTAACCTCAGCGCGGTGGGTTTTTGTTTAAATTTTAAAATTTCTGTCCCCGAACCATGATTGAAATGCACACTACTTGCGCCAATGTTTTAAACCCCTTGTTGTGTGCCGTTTTTTGCAGTGCGGTAGGTACAGGGCAATGTATTGGCCTCCGCGCCTTGCCCTGTATTCGATGGGGCAAAACATGGCATACAACGGACGGTGCTTGTTTAGTGCCGCCAAGAATGATGAACTACATTAACTGAAAATACTGACTATGAAAACAGAAACTTTAAAGACCGATAAACAGGCATTGAACAAGCACAATGTTATGCTCTCGTTTTTTTGGCGGGTAAAGAACTCCATCACTTTTGGTTGGTGGGCATTTCAAAACCCGAAAGCTACCAATATGCACAACATGAGAGTATTGACAGACTTGTTTGCGATAATCATGCGCGTGGCAACAGAAGACCGACATATGATGTGCAACATTGCCTATATCCATCCAGATGAAGGCGAGAAGCAGATTGTTTCATTGTGGGTGGGTGCCGGAATTGGAGCGGAACCAAACAAAAGAATCACTGAACAGCTTGATCGTGACTGGGAAAC